ATTGCCCACTCAAACGCCACACGGGCTTCGTCGCCTAGATCATCTGTGAGTTCTGCTCTAATTGCTGCCTTCAGAGCTTCAGGATCTTTAAATTGATAAAATCTTCCTTGCCCTGGAACTTTTTTAGCAATCATTTGGCCACCAAATAAGTCACCCATATGTCTACAGTACATGTGAGCTTTGACTAGATGCTTACGGTCACTGTAATTAAGTGCTAGTAAATATTGATAGTAATCAACAGTAGCAGGCAACCATTTAAGTTGATGATTAGGTCCTACCAGTTCAATACAGTCTTGATAAATCTTGTGTGTTCGTTCGATGTCGGGTAAGTTTTTTAACATGCCCTGGCTATTTGCCGCTACTTCGATGCCGTTATAAACAAGTACCATTTGCCAAAGATAGTTAGCATACTCTTCAGTTGTAAGAGCGCCTGTAACCAACTTCTTGGCAAACAGTGTACGTTCTGCGTCTGTGTGTAAATCTTTTGTTATGTCGCGTAAGCTCATTCTTCCTCCATTTTTACTTGGAGCGGAAAACCATTGCTTCTTGCGAGTTGTGTTGACTCTACTGCTTTTGCTTCAGCAATTTCGAAACTATATACACCAGCAACTCCGCTGCCTGTATTATGTACCTCTATTGTGATTCCTTTAGCAGTTTCCTGAGTGTGCTTGAAAATATCTGTAAGTATACCTACAACAAAATCCATAGGTGTTGTTTCGTCGTTAAGTAGTAACACTTTCCAACGTTTAGGTTCTTGTATTTTCTGTTTGATTTTTTCATCAATTTGAATTTCGGTAGTTGGCATAATGTTCTCCAAAAATGGGGGAGAACAACTCCCCCGGTTTTATATTTACTTAATTTCGATTCTACGAGGCTTAAGAGCTTCTGGTACAAGACGCATAATTTCAATTACAAGCATACCGTCTTTAACTTCGGCTGCATGAACTTCCATATACTCAGCAAGAGTAAACGTTTGCTCAAAGTCTCTAGCGGCTAACCCACGATGTAGATATTCGAAACGGCTATCTGCTTGATTTAGCTTACATCCCTTTACAGTCAGTTGATCTTGATCAACTTCCACTGTAATTTCGTCTTTGCTAAAACCAGCTACAGCAATTTCAATTCCGTAATGGGTTTCATCGTATTTTACAATATTGTGTGGCGGGTAATTGCCGTTTTGATGATGGGGAGCACTGAAGTAGCGATCAAATCCTACTAGTGCTCTACTTAGTTGGGCAAGGTCTGCCGCGTTGATAGTTCTTAGCTGTGTCATAATAATCTCCTTTAATAAGCAAGAATGAATGAGGGCCTTGTTATAAGCGCCCTCGATTGGTTTTAAATTAAGCCTTGTCTTTGACTTCTGTAAACTCTGCGTCTACAATGTTGTCATCGGTGGGCTTAGGTTGGCTGTCAGCTTGTTCAGCTTTGGCCTTGGCTTCCATTACTGGCATGCCTGCGGTGAATAAATCGCTTGTGGCTTTTTGAATAGCTTCAGCGTCATCACCTTTTTTAGCATCTTCTACAGCTTTGATAGCATCTTCAATAGCAGTCTTCTGTTCGTCGGTTAACGAGCTTTCAACTTCTTTCATATCAGTGCGTAGGCTGTGTACAGATGCTTCCGCTTGGTTACGTGCCTCAATAAGGCTGCGTTGCTTCTTGTCAGCTTCAGCGTTAACTTCTGCTTCCTGAACCATGCGTTCAATCTCTTCCTTGGTAAGTCCACTATCACTCTTGATAGTAATCTTGTTTTCCTTACCTGTGTTCTTATCCTTGGCGCTAACGTGCATAATACCGTTGGCATCAATGTCGATAGTAACTTCAATTTGCGGTTGTCCTCTACGAGCAGGAGCAATACCTTCTAGGTTAAATTCACCTAGTAGCTTGTTGTATTGGAACAGTTCACGCTCGCCCTGTGCTACCTTGATAGTAACTGCTGGCTGGTTGTCTTCCGCTGTACTGAATGTTTGGCTAGCCTTGGTTGGGATAGTTGTGTTCTTGTTAATCAACTTGGTAAACACACCGCCCATTGTTTCAATACCGAGACTCAATGGAGTAACGTCTAACAATAGAACGTCAGTGCGGTCGCCTGCTAGTACACTGCCTTGAATGGCAGCGCCTGCGGCTACAGCTTCGTCTGGGTTGACATCACGACGTGGTGCTTTACCAAACAACTTCTCAACTGTTTCTTGTACCTTGGGCATACGTGTCATACCACCAACAAGAATAACTTCGTCGATGTCAGCGGCCGTAACACCTGCGTCACTCATAGCTGTCTTACATGGTTTGACACTACGTTCGATAAGTTCTTCAACTAGACTTTCTAGTTTGCTACGTGTCAGCTTGACATTCAAATGTTTAGGGCCAGTGGCGTCAGCAGTTACATATGGCAAGTTGACATCTGTCTGAGCACTGCTACTCAATTCAATCTTGGCCTTCTCTGCCGCTTCTTTCAAACGCTGTAATGCCAATACATCATTCTTAAGATCAATACCGTTGTCCTTCTTGAACTGTTCAACAAGGAAGTCCATAATGCGTTGGTCAAAATCTTCACCGCCTAGGAATGTATCGCCGTTAGTGCTCAACACTTCGATTTGCTTGTCGCCATCTACGTCCGCGATTTCAATGATCGATACATCGAAAGTACCGCCACCAAGGTCGTAAACAGCAATTTTCCTATCTTTTTTATCAGACTTATCAACGCCATAGCTAAGAGCTGCCGCAGTAGGCTCGTTAATAATACGCAGTACTTCCAAGCCGGCGATGCGGCCAGCGTCTTTAGTTGCTTGTCTTTGGCTGTCGTTAAAGTACGCAGGAACTGTAATAACGGCTTGGGTAACTTCATGTCCTAGATAATCCTCGGCTGTCTTCTTCATCTTGCGAAGAACTTCTGCGCTAATTTGTGGTGGTGCTAACTCTTGATCATTAACACTTACCCAAGCATCACCATTGGTTGCTTCTGTAATTTTATAAGGCATAAGCCCTATGTCTTTTTGTACTGCTTCTTCTTTGAACTTACGTCCAATGAGACGCTTGGCAGCATAGATTGTATTTTTGGGGTTTGTAACTGCTTGACGCTTTGCGCTTGCGCCTACTAAGATTTCATTGTTAGCGTATGCTACGATACTTGGTGTAGTACGTGCGCCTTCGCTGTTTTCAATTACTTTTGTGACTCCGTTTTCAATAACGGCTACGCATGAATTTGTTGTACCTAAATCGATACCGATGACTTTGCTCATAATTTTCTCCTTATATTAAGCAAGAATTTGTAGACCCTTGCGGCGTTCTACAAATTTATTTATCTCAGATATTCTCTAAATTAGGAATATTTGACCATTTTTTTAGTTTTTCAATCTTAGCCCGTTTAGCCTTGTGTAGATTGCCCCAACTAACAACATTGTTAATTAACAGGATATCAACCATGGCTAACACATCGCCTAGCTCTTCTTCAAAGTGTTCGCGATTAGTATATGTGGTTCCGGGTTTAGCATTGTCAATTCCAAAGCGATTGATTTTACTTACTGCTTGGATAACTTCAGCACATTCTTCTTGGAGAATGTCCATTACTTCTTTGCTGTGTTCGTCCATTGTATTACCTTTGATTTGCGAATGGGGAAATCATTTTGCCGTTATACATTGTACTACCACGTAACTTTTGAAATACATGTTGTACTCCAACTGCTTGGTTCCAAGCATCTTCTAGTGCGTGATGTTTTAGTACTGGTGGACGTTCTGGGTCAATACCCAAGTCGAACAGTGTGCGAGTATCACGTACTTCCCAGAAACTCCAAGGAATCGCTCTGCCCACTTTTCTAAAAATGTGCTCGCACATCACAACGTCGAATGCGGAACCGTGACTCCAAACACGTTTAGCACCCCAGCAGAATTTGTACAGTTGAGCCATTGCTTCCACAATGTCAATTCTATCCGCAGGGTCAAATGCTTCGTCTTGTGCTTCTTTACTCTGCTGTGCCCACCAAGCGATAGTGTCGTCGTTGGTAACTAGTCCGATTCTATCGCAACTATCAAGGTCAACTCTACAGTAAAATTTAACACATTTAGGATCAGACAATTCGTCACCGAACGGATCAAATTTTACTGCGCCTATTGTGAGAATGGCAGCATCCGGCGTAGTTGCCAATGTTTCCAAGTCAATCATAATGTCTGTTAATGCCATAAGTTCTTTCTTTAAAAGTAACTTACATTATAACAGACACTATGTTGATATGTCAATACATTTTCTTAGGTAATTCTTGCTCTCTGAGCTTCTTGGCCCAACGACTTTTAGCGGCGGCAGCTTTGCGCTTGCGAGCAGTCGTTGGCTTTTCGTAAAACTCTTTCTTTTGAAGATCTTTTAGCTTGTTGCTATCTTCAATTTTATTTTTAAACTTTCTTAACGCACGGCCGACATCGTCGCCATCTTTAAGAAACACTGTCGAGCCATATAATCTTACCACGTTATTTTCCTTCATTGTCTTCCTCTTCCGAGCCTTCCTCGTCTTCTCCATTGGATTCTAAAATTTCCAATATCCAATCTAAGTTATAAATTCTATTTCTACTAATTAAATTCCAGGGTGTTATTTCATCGCTGGTCATATAATAAGCATTGGGTTGAGCTAACATAAAGCTAACAAAGCTCTTAGTTACCTCATCACAGTTATCAATATCAATGATAACAAAGTCTGCGTTTTGACTAGCATTTAACATCCAAGCAATGTCTGCTTCTTCAGTGTCATAGACGTACACGTTGATATCGTCGTCTACAGCACTTAACAAAGTTTGAAATTGCATCTTTAATTTGGTGCTAGGTTTTACCAATAAGTAACCGGGATTCAAATTAAATAAATTATCCGGCGGCGTTATTAGATTAATTTTTCCTAAGTTCATAAATCCTACTTGCAAAATGTTCTAGTTTTTCAGAACTGTAAATGCTAAACTTTGGTCCATGCTTACGAATTCGTGTTACAAATTCAAACAGCTCGGGTTCGTCTTCGCGATTTACTTCTATGTTCTTAAATTCGTGTTCACTGTATTCTTTATATAGTCTATCTACAGGTCTCATCTGATCTCTATTGGCAATTCTAGCCCATAGTGTACTGCTGCCTTGTTCGGCATTTTGTACGTAGACTAATCCTTGTTCTTGACTATCTGATGTCCGTCCTGTTTGATCATGTAGCTCTTTTTTTTTGATTCTTCTTCTAGTTCAGGTAGTATTTGATATGTTGGTTCGTCAACTTTAACTTCTGAACTGTCCGCTGTTACAGGTGTGGACGCCATCTCTTCCTTGAGTTTGGCATCCCCTTCGGCAATAGCAGAATAGTCTTGTTCAACAGCATACTCTTCAGGAGTGGACTTTGGGGTAATTTCTTCGTACTTTGCCAAGAATTCGAAGTCGTCTTCTTTCTTTTCAACTTCTGGTTTATGAACCATAGGTTTCAAATCTTTGAAATGACTGAATGGTTGATGAAGGTAGACGTGCTTGCTAATATCAAATTCAGATTTTGTTTCCTCAACAGGAGGCTTACTCATCTCTTTTAACTGTTGGATTTGCTCGTCAGTTAACGGACCGTCATCTGGTTCGTAGTTTGCTAATTCTTCTTTAGTTGGTTTTTCTCCAACATCGGCTACCCACGCATCAGGTTTATTTTCTTCCTGTTGCTTTTGTTCCCTTAACCATTGGAATGTCATTTGTGCTGCCAACAACATAATAATGGCCAAAGGATCAAATACGCTAACAATAACAATGATAACCCACGTAACTGCCTTTTCAAGAATGTTGGCATCTGGATTGTCGCCGTAGATCAAGGCAGCAATATATTTTACTGGTCCTACTTTGGCTTCTACTTGCCTGACCTGTGCGGCAATGGGCGCACGTTCTTCATTAAGGGCAACAATAGCTTTCTGTTCGGCTTGGATCTCAGACTGAAGGCGGGTACGTTCTTTTTGTTGTGCGCGGCGTATAGCAACTGCTCTGTCGGCACCCGTTTCCGTAGTGCTTCTTGCCATGACTTGGTCCACAGCCTCATCCATCTGTTTAAGCGCCTTACGGTTAGCATCTATGTTATCCTTTGCTGTTTTAATCTTTTCGTCGTAAATAGCAATCTTACTCAGTACCTCGCCGCTGACTAAATTCTGGTCACTGTGCGCTTTGCTTAAGAAGCCAAAGATACCCATACTGGTGATAATCATCAACACAACCACGGCTGTGGTCATGTACCATTTCATCAACACAGGTACTCGACTCCAGTTGGCTTTTAACCAACTGGCGCACACTATCTTGGCTACCTCTAAGCTGCCGCCCATAATGTAGATAGGAATTGTAGCAGCCGCAAATATAGCAGCCAAACCTATTACTGAATAATAGATTGCAACTGCTGAGATGGTGAGACCGGTAACCAGTAATAACCAGGCTAAAATCATCGATTAATTAGATAGTAGAAACTAATTCGGTTCCGTCAAGCAAGTTAACAGCAACGTCGTCGTAAATGTCGCCGTCTGTGTCTGGACGGTTGATTGTGATACTTGGTTGCGAACCGGCAGCGTTGGTAACTGAGTAGGTATTATGTGTACGAGTATATCCAGCTGTGCCGCCACGTTGAATGCCTTGTGCTACAAGGTAACGTAAGGCTTTTGCCGTAGTATCAATTGTAACAGCACCACCTGTGGTAGGTGTAAATGTTGTAGCAATGTTTCGAACAGCGCCCAGTACAAAGTCGTCTCTGTCATATTTTACAGTAAACGCAATAGCAGTAGGGATACTGTTGGCATCTGTAGCATCTGGGCTAGTAACTTCCACGTCGATAATCTGAGCATCTGCGTGTTTAGTTATTTCTTCGATAATGGCTTGCCAACGCATATTACCACGGCTTAGTCTCTGGCCGTTAGCATCACTGCTAGGCAAGGTTGTATAGCTGTCCCAGTTGTATGGGTTTACTGCGCCATTAGCTGGGCTGGCTGCTGTCCAAGTGGCAGTGCCACCAGTCATTGTAATCACCACACGATAAAAGTCTGGAGATAATTGGTTTATGTCTTGTTGAAATCCTGAAGGCATTTTTTAGCTTCCTATGTTATTTTAATATTTATCAATGAAAGTCCAAGTCTGTCTATTATTGTCCAAACAGGCAGTATCCTGAAACGATCTGTACGACGAATTTATGCGTATATAACTATAAATTCGTCGACATACACCTCCGCCACCTGGCCAAGTGTAGGCAATTTTTACTTGTCCGGCTGTATTAGCTCGATCATTGTGCCAGGAGACTAACTCTCCATTGTCTAAGTTATTTAACGCATGATACACAGAAGTTCTATGAGTATGTATATCTGTTTTAGACAGCGAATTGCCAAACCAACGATCTGCCAACGTGGCAATCACATTGGAAGTTTCAAAAGCAGGACTCTGTGCGTAGGCCGTATTAAGGACTAACAGTAGGCACAATTTCCCAAGTACCATCCCATTTTTTACACGCATAACTACGCCTTTCAACTGGTCTACCATTTAAATTCATTACATACCTATACTCGCCGCAATCGCTGGCAATACCGGTACGTTTCATTACGATACGTTCAACTGGATCGTCTGAACAGATAACAGTGGTTTTACTGGCAACAGCTGATCCATTGCCAACTTCGATAGTTTTATTAGTATGACAGAACTGACTTACCTGTTTAGGAGGTGCGCTACCGCACCCGTATAAACCAATCGCTGTCATTAATACGATTAGATATTTCACTGCTTTCTAGCCTTGGATTCAGCAATCAATTGATCAAAGACTGCTTTGGGCATTTCCAAACGAACAAACGTATGATGTTTCCCGTTCATGGTAAAGTGTGCGGTTTCTGTACGGAGGTGTTCACGGATAGTGGTATCCCTAACTACGTAAGAGATTTTTGTGAATGTGCTCTTTCTGTCGTTATCAAATTTGATTTCAGTAACTGAGTTCACTTCGCTGTTAATACGCTTGGCAAAATTGTTCATGGCAATAGCGTACATCTGTTCTTCAGCGGCTTGGGCGTAAGTGCTTTCGCCACCGCCGCAGGCATTGGCAAATTCTTTCTTCCACCAGAAGTAACCCTTGGCAGAACTTTGCTGGCAGTCTTGATACCAAGAAGGTACTGCGTAAGACTTGCGTTCCTCGACAGTTTTCATGCCTGAGCAGGCAGTTAATGCCGCAATCATAGGTACTAGAATAAGTTTTTTCATTTGGCCATCTCCTGACTTTGTGTTTTAATTGTATCAACGCCTTTGTCAAACATTTTAGCAATACCACTAAAGCCAACGGTAGCAAGCACCATTCCAAAAACAATACAAATAATGTATTTCATACTAACCTTTCTGTGTGTGTGTAAAAATAAAGCCTTTGAGTACATAGTATACTACAAAGGCTTTGTATGGTCAAGTCTTTTGGTTATTTAAAGAATATCAAAACCATTAAGACTGATTGGATAATAAAGCCAACTCCAATTGTGATAATATTGAGCATGTCTTTTTGAACTGCGGCTTTGATAAACAATAGAGTCAGTCCTGTCCATGCTAATAGAATCAAATCTGCGCCTGGCATCTTGTCTGTTAGTCCAGTCATCACAGCCAACAAACTAGGAATAGTTGCGGCATGAATGGCAATAACAGCCAACCAACCCAATGTTTCGGCAGATACATGAGCAAACTTTTCACGAACAAATGTGCTAACTTTTTCAATATTGAAATCCATGATTATTCCTTATAAAAGATGTGACGACCAATTTTACCAGCTACGGGTTTACCCCAGCCTGGATTAACGTAGTCAGCATGAAAATACATTGCCTTCTTCATTGTATCCAAACGGAATCCTTCTAATAGAACTTTTTTGGCAACTTCATAACTTTCGTTATACACTGCTTTGTTCTTAATAATGGCTTTGCCACCATTTTGGCAGTGCCAGCTAAATTGGCACACAACCTTTTCCATGAATATGTTCTTTTGATAAACAACTCCACAAATATCTTTTGGGAATCGACCACTTTCACTTCTGTTTATAGTAACTTGTGCCACAGCCACTTTACCTTCAAAAGGTTCGCCGCCTGCTTCATGATAAACGTTCTTGGCTAGGCAATCTAGTTGGCGTTCTCTGTCTTTGGCTGTTATAATTTCAGCTGAAGCCATAGCTTCTTTATCTTCCAAAGCTGAAAACTTTCTCAGTGTCACGGTTTGTATCAAAATTGCTATAAGCACAAAGCTAATAACAAAGATACTAAGTCGTATCAGTTTTTCCATATATTTCTCCTTGAGTAAGTAGTTATCCTCAGCAGAGGCTGAGTTATCTACGCATTTTGCTAATGTCAATAGCTTCTTCGTCACTAAACACTGGCACCGCATTGCTCTTATGCATGGTTGCGATGCCTTTTACCTTAGTCCCAGTATAGACATTTGGTGCTTTTAGTGTTGCGTTACCACCAGTATCCACACTTTTGAGATGTGCTGTAGTGTTGCGGCCCGCCGGTATAGTCAGGGAGTAATTACCACTTAGTGGCTCGGCGGCTAATGCTCGTTTGCGTTTCTTTTCTTCTAGCTCAACGCCCCAACGTTTTTGAAGATCTTTCCAATCGTTGTCCAATTGTTCGCTTTTTCGTTTTGCTTCTGCGCTGGCAAATTTTACTTTACCTTTCTTCTTGCCGCTGGTACTAAGCCACGGGCCTTCCAAATGCATTGTCATATCGGTTACCAAAAGTTAAACATAAGCTATATTATATAGCATAACGTCGAATATGTCAACTATTTTGAGCTAGACTCGAAATGACTCGCCACAGCCGCAACGATCCCGTTCATTTGGGTTTTTGAAATCGAACCCTTCATTAAGTCCGTTTCGAACCCAATCTACAACCATACCGTTTACATAGGCCAGTGCTTTGGCATCGGCTAGGATTACAAAGTCCGGGTGGGCAAAATTGGTTATTCCAACTTCTGCTGTATAGTCGTCTACGAATTCCAATGTGTAGGCAAGTCCGCTACACCCTGTAGTTTTTACGCCTATGCGTATTCCCAGGCCTTTGCCCCTGCGCTTTAGGAGGTCTTTAATTTTCTTACTTGCTGTGTCGGTTACGGTAATCATCTACTGCTGCCTTGATAGCATCTTCTGCCAGAATTGAGCAGTGGATCTTAACTGGAGGTAATGCCAGTTCTTCTGCTATTTGCGAATTAGAAATGTTACCAGCATCATCAATATGACGACCCTTAACCCACTCTGTAACCAGCGACGAACTGGCGATTGCTGAACCACAGCCATATGTCTTGAAACGAGCATCTCTAATAATGCCATCACTATCAACCTTTATCTGTAATTTCATAACGTCACCACAAGCTGGTGCCCCCACCATACCTGTGCCAACGCCATCTTCGTCTTTACCAAAGCTACCTACATTACGAGGGTTCTCATAGTGGTCAATAACTTTTTCTGAATAAGCCATACTATCTCCTATTGGATATTGTATTTATAGGCTTATTTTGGTTCTTTGCGAGCGTTCTTAACTGCTGTTACGTCATTACGTGTTTCTTTACACAGCTTGGCTAACTCTTGTAAATGCTTACGAACGCGAGTACCTGCGGCACCAACTTCTTTATCGTAAAACTTTTCGAAATCGCTTTCCATTGCTTCAACGATTGCTGTGAACTCTGAATATTTGTTTGACATATTAGTCTCCTTGTTTAATAGTTATTACCAGTGCCTAATTGTGTTGGCAATTATGAAACAACAGGTAACGGTGTGTATTATAACCCAAAATGTTTTTAGGAATAATGCGATGCGGGCTTCACGTAGAGTCAAAATTGGAACATCTGGACGATCTTCATCCGTCTGTCCCATTAAATGGCCCGTTGCTCTTGCCCAAACTTTTTCTAAACTGTTCATCTAGTGACCAATTCGTAAATCTCTTTCCAGTTCTTTACAATACGGTACTTGGTGCTCTTGTGATCCATGTTGTGCCCGTGCTCGATAAGATAACTGCGTAGTCCTAAGTTGGCTCCTACTAGTGCGTTATCAACTTTATCTTCTACCCAGATACAACCAGAGCCCTTGTATTCTGCCAGTACTTCATCTTTGTCAGCGCCTGTGTCCAAAAACACAAAACGATCAAAGGCTGTGTCACCAAACAACTTTCGCAAATTCATTTTGCGAAGTTCTTGTGCGTTTTCATCTTTGCTTAGGCTAGTGATACAATGGAACACATAACCATGTTCTTCATGTAGTCGTTTAACATAGTACATGGCATCTCTAAGAGCTGGCAAGAAGCCAATGGCCGCTGATTCGTTAAAGACTTTGATTAGTTTTTTGCCCTGCTCCATATCAATACCATAGCGTTTGCCAATATTGTATTTGAGAGGTTCTTGGAGGGTGAAGCCGTGTTGCTCCATCCATACATTGAAAGCGTATTCCCAATCGAGAAGTACGCCATCTGCGTCGGTGAGTATGATCTTATTTTTCATACTCTAACTATAACAGAATTTTGTTTGTGTGTCAAATTAATTGGCAAACACATTGCCCGAACCACTAGCCGGATGGCCGCAAGTGGCCGGGTCTCCGGCTCGACAAACTGCTATGCCGTTGGCAAACACATTGCCACTTCCTGCTGCCATTACAGGTCCTCTATGTGGACCACGCCCGTGTCCAGCTACTGCGTCGCCTACTCGTGCCACAGGACTGCCGTTGGCAAACACATTACCCGATCCTTGAATAATGGCGCCACCTGCCGAGTCTGCGCCTGCGTTTCTTGCTATGCCTGGCATTAAAAATCCTTAGGAATTTTAGACTTGATTAACTCTGAGATTCGTCTTACTTCAACTAACGCTTGAGTAACTTGTTCAGGAGTTGCTGTGATTCCGGTGGATTCTAGAATCTTAGCCTGTTCAATCATCATTCGATATATTGAAACTAAACCAAATATTTCATACGGCCCGATGAAATGTATGCCGTCACCTTCGCCTAGCTCTTTTAATTTTTTCTGGTATGTTTCCATTGCTGTTTGTTTTTCAGCAATAGTAGTTTGTTTTTCAGCAATAGCAGTTTGCTTTAACGAAATGTTAGATACTAAACTTGTTAAGTAACCATTAGACGAGAACCCAACTAGTGTAGATGAAGGAACGTTTTGCGACTGTGATACTGCCCATGTTGTGCCGGATCCACTTGTAATAATAGTATCAGCTAAGACAGAGCCACCTGTTATCTTCATACCAGTTGTAATAGTGCCCGAGACTCCTGATACTGTTAATATGGTTCCGCTACCACCTGTGCCGTTACTAATACTACCTGTGAATGTTGCCACAGTCGATGGTGAGTTATCGATAGCATTTTTAATAGTTGTAGAATTAGCAGCAACAGTTTCTAAAGCGGTAGCAATCCTTTCATAAAAACTAGAGTAATCAATTTCAACATCGACCACTACATCTTCGGTTGTATAAGTAGTGGTACCTACTGTTGCCGGAGGAACTGGATCGTTATATGTAGCAGTTTGTATTATTCCGTAACCAACAACAACGTCTGTTCCATCAATTATATCTTTTTCAACTCTCGTTGCCATATTACTAACCTTTAAACCAATATTTATGCTAACGCAATGCCGGTAGTGCTTTCGATAAACTGCTTGGCAAACATTTCATCGGTTCCTTCGGCTACTGTAACAGTGGCTTTGGCCAACTTAATTTCTCTATCGGGACTAACTGTAAACAGGTAAGGCATCAGTCCTGGGCCTTTTGGTCCCATACCGATAACTTGCGGGTTCTTTAACTTGTAATACACTGGACCATCTTCCACTAACTTGGCCACGATCTCTTCTCCGCTAGTTAGTTTAATAGTGATTACTTCGCCTTCTGCTACGCCTTTTGAAATTAACATATTATACCTTTTCTAAATGTTGTTTAAGTTCTGTAAATCCGCCGATTAATTGTTCGTCAATAAAAATCTGTGGAACTGTTCGTGCTGTTGGCACTGCTTCTAATAATTCTTCTTTGGTAAATCCATCACCGATTTTCTTTTCTTCGATGATGTATCCTTTTTGCTTTAACAGTGCCTTAGCTTGGTCGCAGTAAGGGCAGTGATACTTACTCCATACGGTTGCTTTCATTATGCTCGCTCCACTTCCACAATAATGCCTGCGCCTGCAAGCTCTTGAGCCACTTGTTCGATAGCTGAACAAAACTCGTTGTCCGCCAACATCAAGTCTGCTTCGTCTTTTTCTTTAACTAGTTTACTTAATTTAAGTACAACTACCTCTTCATGTAATTTTGCCATTTCAATTTCCTTTTATCTTTGATGTGTCGTATGTTTGTTGAAAGATATCTTTCTTAACAGCACCGTAATCACCTTCGTCGTGACGTACAATAATATCATTACCCGCTGTGTACTCTAGGTCGCCCCAGCTGGTGTGAAGCACACCATCATGATCAGCAAGTTTAGCATACTTGATTATCTTCTTTGGTGTAGCAGTGCCATCGCCGTTGTCATCATACTTATCATAGAAGCTGTCGGGACTCACAGGATATTTCTCACCCTTGGGTCCTGTAATGATCTTGTGTCCGCGTTCGTATCGCACTGGACCTTCTAGTGTATCCACAGTACCTGAGTCGCGGGCAGTTTCATAACTGATAGGTTTAGCTAACTTAAAAGTTTTAAAGCTATCAGTTTTAAACCAATCGTCAGTTATGTTGCGTTCGTCGGCAACTTGTTCCATATACTCTTTCAATGTTTTCATAATGCTGGTAACGCATCGTAGTCGATGCCTTCTCCCATAATTCCAATTACATAGTTAGTGCTTTCATTTTCTTGTAAAGCTGTTTGCTTCTTGCTAGTATCACTATGTTTGTTAAACCAAGGAATCGGTGTGCTCTTAGGAGCAGGTTGATTGTATTTGATACCGATATCTTTAAGTGCGCCAACGGCAGTGTAGTCAACAAAGTCTTTTAAGATGTTGGCGTTTAAGCCAATAACTGGGCCCTTGTTAAACAAATAGTCTGCCCACTCCTTTTCTTCACGGATAACATCCATGTATAAAGCATATACTTCTTGTTCACATTCTTTGGCTGCGGCTGCGAATCTAGCATCTTCCTTGACTACTTGATTAATGATGTAAGCAGTCCAACCTTTGTGTAGTAATTCGTCTTGTAAAATCAAACTGATGATGTTGCCATTGCCAATAAAGATCTTGTTCTCAACCATGGCCAATGAAGTGGCAAATGACACCATAAAGCGGAATGCTTCCAGTGCGTAACTGGCGTGTAGTGCCATATAGACAGCTCTGATATGTTCAGCTTCATCTACAGGCTGACCCAATTCTTTCGCACAATTAATTCTGTGTAGGTCATCGTAGTACTTGCCAACACTACTTGCCATGTCTACAATTTCTTGTGTGTCATGGATAGTGTTGAACACATCCTTAGGCACGTTATAGACATTGCGAATAATATGGCTGTAGCTTTTGCTATGGATATTGGTTTCAAAGAAACCCCAGTTGTACATCAACGCTTCAAGTTCGGGCAATGAACACACAGGAGTAAACACCTGTGTTGGTCCACGACCTTGCAAACTATCAAGTGCTGTTTGACGTAGTAAGTTGCTAGTAAAAATATGTTTAACGGCATCACTTGCATCCTTAAAATCGTTGGCGTCTTTGCTAAGACTAATCTCTTCGGGTTGCCAAAAGAATCCGCGGGCAGTACTATCAAAGTCCGCAATCTTTTTATATTTTACTTCTTCGAATCGTTGGATAGTAACTGGACCAGCTGGATCCAGAAACATCTTACGACTTAGGTAATCTGTTTTAGTTGATAAGTTATATTGTTGTTTACTCATTAATATTTTCCTGATGCAAGTACTATCTTACAAATATGTTCTAATCGTTCAATGTGCTCGTATGCTCTCCACGGACTAGTATCAATCGCTACAACTCCGTGTCCTTTAATACCTACTATGTCGTAGGCAATATTGCCAGCTTTATCCAATTGTAACTGCTTATGGCATTGATCCGCGAGCTCTTGACTAATAGGTGCTACATCGCCTACGTTGGGTGCTACCTTAGTATAACGGTTCAGCTCTGGAAACGCATCGCTAATAGTACTCAAGTCGATGCCGGCATGCATAGCGGCAATACAGTATGTAGGGTGTACATGTACAACTACACGAACTTCTCCTGTGTGCTGTCCCATTTCTTTTTGTAAGCCAAAGTGTAATGGAAGTTCTCCGCTGGGCTTTAAGTTAGCACTGATTTCAGTATAGGGCAGTTCTTTGCTCGCATGATATAATCGAGGAGGTTGATCGTAGTAGCCTTTCTCAATGCCAATCTTCTTAAACTGATCAGGCTGTAGAGTTTGTTTACGAACACCACTTGGTGTAATGTAAAAGTGGTCACGGTCGTGATGACGAATACTTACATTGCCATCACGACTTGTAATCCAATTACGCTTATAAGCGTCTACCATTATGTCACAGATTGTTTCTAACATTATAATTTACAAGCCTCACAGTCATCATCCATTAACTCGGAATATTCAACAGTGCTGCCGTTGACGTGATTGCCGTTTAGTTTATATTCGGCAGGTGTGTCCACAGCCTTACTACCTGCTTTGTTAATCAAACTATAGTAGAAAGTTTTTAAGCCCCACATGTGTGACTGCATTAAATTCTTGGCAATTAGTGTAGTAGGTACTTTACGATCCGGGAAGTGCGCTGGGTTATAGAATGTGTTAGTTGAGATTGATTGGTCAACATAGGCTGCGATAACAGCGGCTGTCTTTAGATAGCCATCGCAATCTTTTTGTTCCCACATTAGCTGGTACTTGTTTTTCAACTTTTGATACTCAGGTACAACCTGAATAAACGAACCAGCTTTACTTTCTTTAACAGTAATCAAACTCATTGGCATTTCAATACCGTTAGTGCTATTGATAGCAACACTGCTAGACTCAACCGGAGCAACTGCTCCATTGGTAGCATTACGCACACCACTTACTTTCATTCTAGCACGTAGCGACTCCCACTCGAGTTCGGGTGTAAAGTCAGTTAACTCGTTAACTCCGTTAGCACGTAGTTCCCACGGGAATACACCCTTGCCATAACGTGTATGATCACTGCCAAGGCACTTGCCTCTTTCCTCAGCTAGTTCAACACTCATCTCTGTTAGATAGAATGTTTGGTGTTCCATCCACGACTTGACTTCTGCCAGTGCGTCTTTGTCGCCATACTTGAAGCTTCGTTTGGCATGCCAGTAAGCCAAGTTAGTAATACCAATACCTAGTGGGCGAATTTCATCGTTGCTTAACTTAGATTGGATAGAAAGAAAATCTTGGTAATCAAGAATATTGTTAAGGCTGCGGTGAAGAATGCGGCAAGCCCTACGCATATCTTCTGGATTGCGGAAAGCTCCCCAGTTGATGCTGCCAAGTGTGCATAAAGCGATACGACCATCGGAATCATCAAGACGTTTAAAAGACTTAGTAGGTAATAGAATTTCACAGCAAAGGTTACTCTGGTAAATTGTATGATACTCAGGATCGAATGGTCCTTGATTCATAACATTGTCGATAAACACTAGATAGATACGTCCAGTGTCGGTACGTTCTTTCAGTATGCCACTCTTGAATACTTCTTCAGCACTCATGGTCTTCTTGCGAAGGCCTTTTTGTTTTTCGTACTTGACATAGAGTTCTTCGAATCTTGCTGTGTTAGCATAGAACGCTTCGTACAAGTCAGGCACTTCGTTAGGATCAAAGAAGGTTATGTCTTCTTTGTTTTTAAATCGTCTCCAGAAGAAGGCACTAAGCACAACCCCATAATCCATATGACGGACTCGGGTTTCTTCTGTTCCTTGGTTGTTCTTAAGGACAATAAGATCATCAAACTGATGATGCCAAATAGGATAGAATACAGTAGCACTAGCA